AGGACTAAGTTCTTTGAGGAAAACTCAGATGCTTTTGACATTGGAGCATTTACAACCATAGAAGTTTTACAAACTCGTGTAAAAGTGTGTGCATCGATGGGTGAGGTTGTGCTATATGAACAGATACTTAATACCGATGAATACCCAATAGTGCCCCTTCCAAATATCTGGACTGGCACTCCTTATCCCAAGTCAGATGTTTCAAGGGCTAGACCTATGCAAAGACTTTTAAATAAGTTATGGTCACTTGCATTATCACATGCACAAGCTTCAGCAGGATTAAAATTGTTAGTTCCTTTGGGTAGTGTGGACGATATAGATCAGTTAGAGAAAGACTGGGCAAACCCCAATGCCGTAATAGAAGTTGATTCATCCCAAGGTGAACCGCACTACCCAGCCCCTCAACCTTTAGCTGGTGAGTTCTATAGGTTGATACAACAGTCAGAGTTTTATATAGATTTTATATTTGGACTTCCTGAGATGATGCATGGTTTTGCAGAGAAAGCTCCAGAGACTATGAGAGCAACAGAAAGAATGATTGCCTTGGGTAGTGAAAGACCAAAGTCTAAACTTAGAGACATAGAGTTTAGTATGAATAAGTTGGGTAAGGTGTTGTATAACCTATCCAAAGGTCACTACACATACAAAAAGATTTTTAGATTGGCACAGCCAAACAATAATATAACAGAAGTCATGGCTAACTTTTACACAGACGTATCTCAGGCTGTGTTAGATCTAAAGAAAGAAAGACATAAGTTAGATCAGCATGACGTAAGAATTGAGCCCGGATCAACATTACCATCTAGTAAATATGCAGAGCTTGCTGTTTACTTGGAAGCGTTCCAGTTAGGAATTGTTGATCGTTACGAGGTGTTAAAGAAGAATCCTGAGTTGTTTGATAAGGAAGGTATTATGCGTAGAACAGAAGAGAAGCAGTTGTTGCAACAGCAGATACAGGCAATGCAGGAACAGATAAAGAATTTGCAGGGTGACTTGCAAACTGCCCAAAGAGAGTCTGTCAGTGATAGAAAGAGAGTTGAGGTCGAGAAGTTTAAATCTAGACTATCCGAAATCAATTCTGAGTCTAAAGCAGATAGAAGGGTACAACGTGGAAAACTAGAAAATGAGGTGAAGCTTGAGGTTGAGAAATTGGCTAATAACCTGAAAGATGTTCAGAGAAAAGTCAGTTCTGCTCCAGAAGCCTAAAGACATCTAAGGAGAAACTATGTCAACACTAGAACAACAGGAAGTGAATGTCCCTAGCGAACAGCCCGGTGCTAATAGTGCTTTTGAAGAGGATATTATCAGTCAGCAGGCAGGCCCAGAGCTTGTAGCTGAAAATCAAGAACCTACACAAGAACAGTCTACTTCTATAGATTATGAAGCAGAAGCAAAGAAGTTTCAATCTATGTATGATCGTGCTCAGGCCGAAAATGCTAAGTTGCAACAAGGTGCTCAAATACTTCAGCTACTGGAGCAGAGACCAGACTTGGTAAAAGTTCTTGAAGATGGTATTGCCGGAAAACAAACACAACAGCAACCAGAGCAAACAGTCAGCAAGGAAGAGTTCAATCCTTGGGAGCTAACTGAGAAAGGTACTAAAACTGGTGATGCTTTTGCATCAGAAATGACTAATATGATTGACCAGAGATTAAATTCTAAGTTGGCTCAACAACAACAACAGATTCAGGCTGAAATGCAAATGCAAAACACTGTGAATGAATTAAGAGGAACATATAAGATGTCAGATAATGACATAAATAGTTTCTTACAGTTTACAACACAGCCAAAAGAGAGAGTAGGTTTGAACAACCTAGTTAAACTTTGGCAGATGCAAAACGGTCAGTCTGTTGCAAACAATGATACAATGGAAGCGGTAACTGCGGCAAAGCAGGCTCCTCGCACAGCAGGAGTGCTTCAAGGACAGCCACAGACATCTCAACGCAATGATGCTGACAGGATGTTTGATTCGATCATATCGACTGGAGGTTCTGGAAGATTACCGTGATTAATAATAACCACATAACACAAAGGTAATAAAATGGCAATATCATTTAATTCTGGAGTATTAAAATCCAGTGATATAACAGCTTCTACTACCTCTACTGGTGTTAGCGATACAGGGGTAGCCCCTGATAGAAGACGGATATTTAACTTCGGTGACAGAGTTGCCGAGTTAGTTCCAGAAGAATCACCATTCTTCGTATATCTTAATCAAGTCGCTAAGTCACCTACTGATGACCCCGTGTTTCGTTATTTAGAAAATCGTAACCGTATTAGCTTTACAGACCGTTCTTTTAAAATTAAGGGTGCTGTTGGTTCGGTTTCCGCAGGTTCTTCGTATTCATTTACTGTTGATACTGCTGGTGGAGCCGCTGTAGAGTTCCTTATCAAGGGAATGGTTTTTGCTGTAGGTACGGTTGATTCTGATGCGGGATATGGTCAGGCATTAGTGAGAGTAGAGTCAGGGTTAAGTCATGGAAGTGATCAGTCTACATTTACTGGTAAAGTAATTGATGTTTCTGCTGTAAGTGGCAGTGACAGCATAGCTGATGATGACGTAGCTCAAATTATAGGTTCTTCTTTTGAAGAAGGTTCTGGTTCACCTGATGTATTCTCTTCTGAGTTAGAAGATGACTTTGGGTACACCCAGATTTTTAAAACAGCGGCAGAGATGACAAACACTGCTTATGCAACTCGCTATCGTGGGTATGCTGAAGAGTGGAATCGTATCTGGGCTACTAAACTACGTGAGCACAAGATTGACATTGAAAGAGCTATGCTCTTCGGTCAAAGAGCTCGTGTAAGCGGTATCCAGTACACAGAAGGCTTGGTAGGACACATTGTTAAAAATGTATCTCCAGTTGTTAATGATTCTGCATTTAGCTATTCATCTGGAAATGCATACTATAGAAGCGTTGCTCAGTCAGAGCTAACTTATGATAGGTTACTTAGTGACCTTGAAGTTATCTTTGATCCAGCTAGAGGTGGAATGTCAGAAAAACTGGTTCTATGTAGTTTACCAGTAATCACATTCTTCAACAAGCTAGGTAGTGATGCTTTTTTAAGTGCTTCTCTTGCTCATAACGGTGCGGCCGCATTAAGTGCCGGTGCTACAAATGTAAACCAGTCACCATTAAGAATGAACATGGAATCTCGTCAAGGTTCTTTTGGTCACAACATTATGGTGATAGATACAATACACGGAACATTGAATCTTGTAAAAGAGCCATTGTTCAGAGGTATTTCATCTGGTTTTATGTTGATGGCTGATATGACTCAGTTGGCATATCGTCCGTTAATCGGTAACGGTATTAATCGTGATACTCAAGTTATGACTAACGTACAAGGTGCTGATGAGGATTTAAGGAAAGATATGATCTTGACCGAAGCTGGTCTAGAGATTACTCTTCCTGAGTCACATGCATTGTTTAACCTAGAAGGAGTCTAAGATGATAACTGATGTATTAAACGTAAACAGCGGTAGCTTAGCACTACCTCCTAGCAGAGGTGTAATTAAAGTAGAGTCAAAGCTGGTTCCTTTTGCGGCTAGTTCTGCGAATATTGATTCTGGAGCAATGTCTGTTCCTGCTAATTCAATAATCACAAAATTAACAGCAGTGGTTCACACAGCTTTAGCTCATGCATCAGGAAACATTGGTGTAAGCGTAGGAACAGCGGCTGGAGGTACTCAATTTACGGGTACTTTAGATGCTGATTGTCTTGAAGCATCTGCCACCTCAACTGCGGCTGGAATAGGATCATCTACAGATGATGTTTTAACAGCGGCTTTAGGTGGGACTGCTATTTTAGGCACTTTAGCGGCATCTTACAGGTCTGCTGATACAGACGTTCATTTTAGAGCGGTATCTTCAGGTGGTAATTTTACTGCTGGTACTATGTGCTACATAATAGAGTACGTTGAGTTGCAAAGTCAATAATCCGAATCAATAAGGATAACAGTTTTAGGTACTGTAGGGGTTGTCAATAAAAGATAGCCCCTAAAACCTAAAAAGGAGAAACTATGAAAAAATGTATGCATTGTGATAAAGAAAACAGAGAAGGATGGTTTTACTGTAAATATTGCGGTAAAAAAGCTTCTGAAAGCAAATTCACTACAAACCTATGGATGACATCTGATTTAGGAAAGAGAACAGATGTAGAGCTATCAACTCAGTCTATGGGTGATAACATACAGAAGATGAGAAAAAATTTAGGCTATGCCAGCTAAGAAAAAGCGTAAGTCCCCTGCTTGGCAAAGAAAGGCAGGTAAAAACCCTAAAGGTGGTTTAAACGCTAAAGGTAGAGCCAGTTACAATAGGCAGACAGGGGGAAACTTAAAAGCTCCTGTTAAGTCTGGAGATAATCCTAGAAGAGCTAGTTTTCTTGCTAGGATGGGTAACATGCCCGGCCCTGAAAAGAAAGATGGTAAACCTACACGTTTATTATTGTCTTTAAGAGCGTGGGGTGCTAGTTCAAAAGCTGATGCTAGAAGAAAAGCAAAGGCGATAAGCAAAAGAAACAAAGCTAAAAAGAAGAGGAAGAAATGAATAAAAAAGTAAAAGCACCACAAGGTTATCATTGGATGAAGGCTGGTGCTGGTTATAAATTAATGAAGAACCCTAGAGGTGGTTACAAAGCTCACAAAGGTTCTAGCTTAATGGCAAGTTTCAAAGTGCAAATGGTGCACAGTAACGCAAAGAAAAAAGGAAAGTAACATGAAACATAGTAAAGCAGGATACGGTGGTAAAAAGTCTATGAAGAAGAAGAAAAAGAAGATGATGAAGAAAAAGAAGAAGTAATGGCTAAGACTGTTAGTTGGATTCTC